AGAAGTCAAAAAAAATGTTAAGATACTTGATACTGTGGATTGGGATTTAGCTAAAGTAGACGAGTTAGTAGCGAAAGAAAAGCCTGATATAATAGTAATAGACCAGCTAGATAAAGTTGGAGTTGCAGGAAACTTTGCTCGTACTGACGAAAAACTTAGGGCTATATATACAGGTGCTAGGGAGATTGCAAAAAGAAATAGTTGTTGTGTTATAGCAATCTCTCAGGCATCTGCAGATGCACAAGGCAAGCTTGACATAACCTTTGATATGATGGAGAATAGCAGAACAGGTAAAGCTGCAGAAGCAGATATTATTATTGGTGTTGGGTACAGAGATAAGGTAGATATGGATAAAAACTTACGAGGATTAAATATAACTAAGAATAAAATTACAGGTTGGCATGGTATGATACCTTGTATGATTGTACCAGAATTGTCGAGGTATGAAGAATGATAACTACGTTTGATGTAGAGACTAGCTTTCAAGTTACAGAAGAAGGTAAACTAGATCCTTCATCTAAGAATCCTAATAACTTTTTAATATCTATGGGATTGAATGATGAGTATATATTTTTTAAACATAGGGATTATCGTGGCACGCCTGACAGAAAAGCAGTACAAGATATATTAGATAAAACTACTTTGTTAGTAGGCCACAATATTAAGTTTGATTTAATTTGGCTATGGGAGTCTGGGTTTACCTATACAGGCAGAGTGTATGACACAATGGTGGGTGAGTATCTTTTAAACAGAGGTTTGAAGACAAGTTTAAAATTAAAAGATTGTTGTATGAGAAGAAGCGTCACACAAAAATCAGATTTGATGGATGGGTTTATAAAAAATAAAACTTCATTTGAAAATGTACCTATCAAAATGTTAGAAGAGTATGGCAGGTTTGATATCAAATCTACACGATCTTTATTTGATGCACAGATTAAACAATTTAAAATACCAAGAAATAAACAGCTAATTAAAACTGTAAAGATGATGTGTGAGTTTTTAGTTGTCTTAGCAAAAATGGAAAACAATGGTATTTTTATTGATAATCAAGCACTTTTGCAGGTTGAAAAAGACTTTCAAGAAGAGCATGATAAGTTAAGAGTAGAGTTAGATGAGATAATCTATGAGAAGATGGGGGATACTTCTATCAATCCCTCTAGTCCAGAACAATTATCTTGGTTGATCTATGGTGCTAAAGTCACAGACAAAAAGAAATGGTCAGTGCAATTTAATTTAGGTATAGATAAGATTACAAAGAAACCAAAGAAAAGATTTCCATACTCTAAATTAGAATTAAAAAAGATATGCCAAATGTTTTTATGCCCAATATATAAAACAAAGGCAGAGCAGTGCAGCTCTTGTAATGGCAAAGGCCATGTACAAAAAATCAAAGTAAATGGAGAGCCTTTTAAAAATTTAAGTAAGTGTGCTGATTGTTCTGCAAAAGGTTTTGTCTATATAAATACAAAAGAACGAGCAGGATTTGGTGTTACTGCAGATTCTTATGTAGATGCTGCAGAGGGTGGTTTTAAAACTGATAAAGGTACATTGTTAAAGATAGGTGCTAAAGGAGATCAAGAGTTAAGAAACTTTGTAGAAAAGATATCCAGGTATAATGCATTAGATACTTATTTAAAAACTTTTGTTGAAGGTATTAAGAAACATAAAACAGAAGTTAATTACTTATATCCAAACTTTATGCAATGTATTACCACAACAGGCAGATTGTCTAGTCGTGATCCTAACTTCCAAAATCAACCAAGAGGTGGTACATTCCCTATAAGAAAAGTTATAAGATCAAGATTTGAGAATGGTAAAATTATGGAAATAGACTTTGCACAATTAGAATTTAGAGTTGCTGTCTTTCTTTCAAAAGATAAGCAAGGATTACAGGATATACTAGATGGTGTTGATGTTCACCAATTTACTGCTGATACTATTGGATGCGATAGGCAAAATGCAAAGGCACATACATTTAAACCTTTGTATGGCGGTATGTCTGGTACTGAAGAAGAGAAGAGGTACTACACAGCATTCTTAAAAAAATATCCTGATATAAAAGTTTGGCATGATAAGCTGCAAGATCAAGCAATACGGCATAAAGTCGTGACGCTACCTTCAGGTAGACAATACGCTTTTCCAAATGCAGAACGCATGCCATGGGGTGGCTCAAGCTTTTCAACACAGATAAAAAACTATCCTGTGCAGGGCTTCGCCACTGCTGACATTGTTCCTCTAGCGTGTATCCTTTCTCAAAAATTGCTAGAGGACAATGGCACAAAGAGCATCTTAATCAATACTGTACATGACTCCATAGTAGCTGATGTTTTTCCTGGTGAGGAAAGAGTAGTAGCTGATTGTTTAAAAAATGGTTGTCTTGGTGTTGTTGATAAAATGAGAGAAATGTATGGTGTTGATTTTGATGTTCCACTAGATGTAGAAATAAAGGCAGGATCTAATTGGTTAGATACCTCTGTTTTTGTTTGACAAATTTAATATATATGGTAATATATTATTATAAATAAGCACAGGAGGTGCAGAATGAGTAATGAAGTACAAGCGTTTCATAATTTAAGTACAGAAGAAATTATGAAATTAACAGGGCAAGATGACGGATCTCAAATGGGTTCCGGGACTCTGCCTAGATTGACTATAAATAGAGCTGCTGAAGATGATGATGGCAATGCCTTAAGAGCAGGGGTGTATACTATTTATGACCCTGAATCAGAGGACAAGGTGTATGGTTTGAAAGATAAGCCTGCACAATTTAGGCCATTTATAAATGCATATCAGTATATGGAGTATGATGCTGCTGATAATAAATACGCATCAACATCAGTAATCTTTAAGTCCTGGAAAGACGAACCTATAGATACCAAAGGTGGAGTTAGATGTGGTAAAGTTATTGGTAAAGATAAAGAGCAATTAACTGATGCTGAGATAGACGCACAAAAAAATATCAAGTGCTATAGACTTGTGTATGGTTTGCTAAGTATGGAATGTACAAAAGCAAATGGTGATGCTACAGCAGTTAAAGAAATGCCTGTTCTTTGGAGAGTCACAGGTATGAACTTTAAACCTATAGGTGAAACACTAAAGGGTTTAAAAGGTAGAAATAGTTTGATGTTTAATCATGTATTAAATCTTTCTAGCAAAAGAAAAAAGAATGGTGATAACATATTCTACATAGCTTCTATAGGTGTTGATGATAAGCAAGTAGAGTTTTCTAAAAAGGATTTAGAACATATGGATATGTTTAATGATCTTATAAATGAAGAAAACTTAAAAGTATCAGAGCAATGGAAGCAAGCCAATGCTACTACTAAAAGTGATGCAGATAGTGCTAAAATAGTTGAGGCTGTTACTGAAGATAGTCCAGAAGAGTTCTTAGCTACTTAATGTCTTCTATTTTAAATAGAGTACAAATGCTCCTCACAGAGGCTAATAAAGCCTCTGTGGACATATCTAGCCAAATTGTCAATGAATTTGGTGAGGCATGTAAAGAAGCTTTTAAAAAACAATTTACCGATATTAGGGAGAATAAATTTAGAATAAGAATGTCTAGTATTGGCAGACCTTTATGCCAATTACAAATGGAAAAGTCAGGTGCAGAGCCTGAGACTATGCCTTATAATACTAAGATGAGAAACTTGTTCGGTGATCTTATAGAAGCTTCTGCAGTTGCTATAATGAAAGCTGCAGGTATACGCATAGAAGATTTACAAAAAGAAGTTAAATTAAAGTTGGGTAAAAATACTATCAAAGGTACATATGATGTTAAAATACAGAATAAAATTTGGGATATAAAGAGTGCATCACCTTGGGCATTTGATAATAAATTTAGTGACGAGGGAGGGTTTGATGCGATTTTAAAACAAGATACTTTTGGATATGTATCTCAAGGATATTTATATTCTAAGTCAGAAGATACAGACTTTGGTGGCTGGATAGCTATCAATAAATCTACAGGAGAGTGGGCTATTACTGAAACTCCTTTGTCTGATGAAAAGCATTCTAAAGATGCTATAGAACTAGCACAAAAAAATATAGAAGCTTTAGAATCAAATGCACCATTCAAAAGACTTTTTGAAGATCAAGAAGAAACTTTTAATAGAAAGACTACAGGTAATAGAACTCTAGGATTAGAGTGTAGATTTTGTGCATACAAGAAACCTTGTTGGGGTGCTGAGCTGCAATACTTACCGCAACAACAATCAAAAGCACTAAATCCTAAATGGGTTTGGTATACTAAGGTAAACAATCCTAGGGAGGAAAATGAAAACCAGGAGTAGAAAAGCAAAAGGTAGAAGGCTACAAAATTGGGTAAAAGAAAAATTGCTTGAGTCTTTTCCTGGATTAACAGAAGATGATGTGGCAGGTGCTGTTATGGGAGAGTCTGGTGTTGATATAAAGTTATCTACAAAGGCAAAAGAACTTATACCTTATTGTATTGAGTGTAAGAATAAAGAAACTCTTAAGGGTATCTATGATATTATGTCTCAAGCAAATAGTCACAGAAAAAAAGATGAGACTGCAATAGCAGTCATAAAGATGAATCAGCATGAGCCTTTAGTTGTAGTTAATGCAGAACATTTTATTTATTTAATAAAGGAGAAGCATGCCTGATAAAAAGAAACTACCTATTTTTATTTCAATAGATCCTACTGACGAAGGATATGAATGTAACGTACTGCCACCTACTAATATGCCTAAAGTAGAAAATTATGCAGTAGCACTAACAATGGCATATGGTATGGTCAAAGCAGCTATAGATGATCCTAATTGGATTTTTGAATATGGCATTGATGCTATGCACGAACAAAAAGATAAGCATAGTATTAGCTTTGATGAGATACTAAAACGTAGAAGGGAGAAATTACACTAATGACTACGCATTTAATTATACCAGATCCTCATGTAAAAATGGGTGTAAGTAATGATAGGTTTATTTGGGCAGCTAAGTTTGCTAATGAGGTAAAGCCTGATGTTATAATATGCCTGGGAGATTGGGTAAATATGGATTCCTTATCACATTTTGATAGAGGAAAGAAAGCTTTCGAGGGGAGAAGATATAGTAGGGAGATAGATCATGCAGAAGAAGCACTGCATAATTTTAACAAACATTTAAAAGTTAAGAAATGTAAAAAGATAATGTTGGAGGGTAACCATGAATATAGAATAACTAAATTTGTTGAAGACAATCCAGAGTTGGATGGTAAACTAAGCGTAAGTGACATACCTTTTGAAGAGTATGGATGGGAGGTTCATGAATATGAAAGGATAATAGAGGTAGACGGTATATTATATTGCCATAATATAGCGAGTGGTGTGATGGGTAAACCTATTAGTGGAGATTATGTAGCTTCTAACTTATTGAAAAAGAACTTTCAATCAGCTACTGTAGGGCATTCGCATTTATTTGATTATGCAATCAGATCTATGCATAATGGTAGAAAGATTATGGG